CAAGTCCCTGGCTGGGATGTATCTAAGGTTCGGGCTGCTGGTGAAGTGCTAAAGACCTTTGGTGGTAGAGCGTCTGGTCCAGAACCTTTAGTAGATCTATTTCACTTCGTAGTTAATATTTTCAAGAACGCTCATGGCCGTAAATTGACTTCATTAGAATGTCATGATATTGTATGTAAGATAGCTGAAATTGTAGTAGTAGGCGGTGTTCGTAGATCCGCACTTATATCATTATCAAATTTAAATGATGATCGTATGAGAGATGCTAAGGCAGGTCAATGGTGGGAACACAATCCACAGAGAGCCCTATCAAACAATTCAGCTTGTTATACAGAACGTCCAGACATTGGTATCTTTATGGATGAATGGAAGGCTCTATATAATTCTAAGTCGGGCGAACGAGGTTTATTTAATCGTGCTTCTGCTAAAATTCAAGTAGAACGTACAGGCCGAAGAGATGTAGACCATGAATTTGGTACTAACCCTTGTTCAGAAATAATTCTTCGTGACCGTGAATTTTGTAACCTAAGTGAAGTTGTAATACGCGAAAGTGATGATTTAGAGACATTAAAGAATAAGGTTCGTATTGCTACTATTCTAGGTACCTTTCAATCTACATTAACTAATTTTAGGTATCTATCTAAGAAATGGAAAGAGAATTGTGAAGAAGAAAGATTATTGGGTGTATCTTTAACTGGCATCATGGATAACAATCTGACCAATGGTAAAGCGGATGAGCCTTGGAGTGATGATAGTTTGAGAGGGTATGAGAAGACAAAGATAGTATTGGAGACTTTGAGAGATGTCGCTATTGAAACAAACAAAGAATGGGCTGAAAAGATCGGGGTTCCACAAAGTGTTTCGGTTACTTGCGTTAAGCCTTCTGGTACTGTTAGTCAACTTGTTGATGCTGCCAGTGGCATACATGCTAGACATAACCCATATTATATCCGAACGGTTCGTGGAGATAAAAAAGACCCTCTTACGATAATGATGCGTGATTTTGGTTTCCCTCATGAAGATGATGTAATGAAACCAGACCATACTACTGTATTTTCTTTTCCTATGAAATCACCTAAGAATTCTGTATTTCGTATGGATATGTCGGCCATTGAACAATTAGAGTTATGGAAAGTATATCAAGATCATTGGTGTGAACATAAGCCATCTGTTACTATTTCAGTAAAAGAAGAAGAATGGATGGATGTGGGGGCTTGGTGTTATAAGTATTTTGATTACATGAGTGGCGTATCTTTTCTACCTTTCAGCGATCATACATATAGACAAGCACCTTATCAAGATATTGATAAAGATACATATGATGCGTTATTAAAAACTATGCCATCAGAAGTATCATGGGGTTTGCTTAAAAACTATGAATTGTCCGATACTACTACAGCCAGTCAAGAGTTAAATTGTACTGCGGGAGGCTGCGAAATTCTATAAGGAGATAAGATATGACAGTTCAGACTAATGAATGTAATTTATGTGATGCTGAATTCGATATTATGCACACAGAAGACAGTGTTATCAAATACTGTCCATTCTGTGGAGAAGATTTAATTAAAGATACAGTAGAGGAAGATTGGTTGGATAATTATGAATGGGAAGAAGAAGAAGAGTAAGTGTACTCTAATCCTTGGATCTATCAAGGTGAAATATTTAATGAGAATTTAGTTGACAAATACTATGGAATGGTGTATTGTATTACTTGTCCTGATAGAAGAATGTATATCGGCCGAAAAACATTTTGGTTCATGCGTAAAAAGCGTGGAGCTAAAAGACGGTCTAAATTAGAGAGTGATTGGAGAAAATACTATGGCTCAAGTGAAATTCTTAAAGCATTGATAAAAGATTTAGGAGAAGATAATTTTCATAGAGAAATACTATCTTTACACAAGACTAAAGGTGAAATGAATTATACCGAAGTAAAAGAACAATTCCAACGTAATGTACTCGAGTCTATACAATATATAAATGATAATATAAATGGTAAATACTTCAAATCGAGGGTGGAGAAATGGAATGAATGAAACAGAAGATGTAATCTATAAGAGTTACTATAAAACTTTAGATAGACCGCCATTAAATGATATTGTTAAGACAAAGAAAGGTCTCCATCTATATCGTAAATTACAAGCAGAAATTAAACATTTTCAACGAATACAAAATGTCACATTATCGTCATCATCTTGGAGGTCAGAAACATCATCTAAAGAACAAGAAGAATATTTTAAGAGTGGTATCGTAATCTATAATAACTTTGTAGGTTCTCAAGAAGACGTTATAGGAATAGAAAAAGAATTCGCAAATTATCCCATCGGTGTTTCTAAAAATAATAGAAATATTTTATCTCAGAATAGAGATCGAGGTAGACTCTTATATCAACTTGCATCTTTAATTTATCCTATAGTATGGAATTTAATTGGTGGCACAGAAAAAGAAACCGAAAAAAAGTTTAATGATAACACTTTTGCACAGAGAGTTAATAATAAACCACAAGAAAAAGATCATCAGAAATTAATCCATCTAGATACTTATTTCCCAGCTATTAAGTATTGGTGGTTTCCAGAAAAAGTATCTAAAGAAAATGGCCCTTTATGTTATGTAAAAGATAGTTGTTATGCAAATGAAAAATTACAAATGTGGTACTATAAACAAAGTGTGGATGTATGTGAAAAAAGTTATGAAAGTTGGAGAGGTAAAGATCATACAGAAGGTTCATTTAGAGTAAGTGAAGAAGAGTTAGAAGATATGGGACTAAAATTAGAACCTATAGAAGTAGAAGCTGATACACTAGTAATTGCTAATGTAGCTGGATTTCATAGTAGAGGAGATGCTACTGAAGAACATATTAGAAATTCAATACATGGAAGTATTCGTTTAGACCTACCTTTGGAGTGAAAAAATGATAAAAGTATATTCGAATGTAATTGAAAATAAATTGTTACACATGGTTTATTTTAAGAACGATTTAGATGAGACTCGAGATTTTCGATTTGATGTTGCACCAGAAGATCAATTTATTCAGGTATCAGCTTTAAGGTTAGAAGCGGGTAAGACGTTTAGACCTCATAAGCATATTTGGAAAGAAGCACCGGAGCCAGAAGTTATTGCTCAAGAGTCTTGGTGTGTATTAGAGGGCCGAGTTCAAGCACATTTTTACGATCTTGATGATTCTCTTTTAGTAGAGTATGTACTTGAGGTCGGAGATATTTCTTTAACTTTCGAGGGAGGACATTCATATACAATACTAGAAGACGCAAGAGTATACGAATATAAGACAGGACCTTATCAAGGAGTAGAGAAAGATAAGGTCTTCTTAGAATAATGTTTCAATATAACATAAGAGGGGGGCTTGGTACTCAAGTTTTGCAGTTTGTTAATGTTTATGCTGATGCATTAGAAAAGGGATTAACAGACGAGAAACTTGAGATCACCCTTAATTTCGGTAATTATGATGATTGGTTCTACTCTAATCCAGGCAATCATATAGTAGATTTAGATTTCTTATCATTACTATTTGATTACGAACCTTTCCCTAACATTAAAAATACGATAGGTACAAATAAATCTAATTGTTTTAATATTAATTCTGCTACTAAAATGGTTAAATATAGAGAAGAGATAATAAATCTAATGAATTTTAAATCTTATCCTTTTGTTCCATTTAATAAAGAATATGTTATACATACTAGAACAAAAGATAGACAACTCATTTCTAAAAAAGAATATATATATTATATGAGTAAAATTGAAAGATTAGGACTTAACAGTGGAATTATTATTGGCGACGATAAAGAATTTTGTGAATCTTTAGTTAGAGAAAACTCTAGTTGGGGATTAAGTGATAATGAGACCTCAGTAAACGATTGGCTTGCACTTGCTACAGGAAACAATATAGTAATATCGTCTTTTACCACATATACCTTAGCAGCCGCTTATTTCAATCCTAACTCGAAATTCTATATTCTAAAAAGCGACCCTAATAAACTTGTTAGAAAAGGTGACTGGGAAACTATAGAATATTTTATAAGAGAGTTTAATAATCTGGAGTATGCATATCTTGAAAATACTACTACACACATCTAATGATAAAATTAGATCTATACTTAAATCTTATGGTCACGAATTAGTAAACAAAGACTATACTAATCCAGATTATATCATATGTTATAGAACTTATAGTATTATACCCATGGAAGTTATCCACCGTGCTAAGATAGGTGCTATTAATTTTCATACCGGACCACCTGAATATCCAGGGCGGGGTAGTGTAAATTATGCACTATATAATAATGATACTGAATTCGGTGTTACTACTCATATAATGACACATCCTATTGATAGTGGACAGATATTAGACGTTAGATTTTTTGATATAGATATAGA